CGCGTGGCGGTGTCGCCGTGGAAGGGCATCAAAATGCCTCCAGCTGTTTCTGTTCGGTGCCGCGCACGCCGGTGCGCAGCTTCGCATTGAGGCCAGCTGCGCGGCCGGCCATGTAGTCGTCTTCCCGCGTTTTGCCTTTCTTGGTCAGATCGCGGCCGGTTGTGCTGCTCGTTTTCGGATGCAGGGTGTTGACTGCCTGCTCGATCGCATCGCGCTTTGCATCGGCGAGCTGCGCCTGCGGGAATAGCACACTGATCGCATGGACCCATGCCAGCGCGAAAGCTTCGCCGCGCGCGTCACGGTTCGCGCGTTTGCGGATGCGTGCGATATGACGACGGCGATCGTGGTCAAGCTGGCGGCGCAGCACCGTGAACGAATAGGCCGCGATCTCGGCCGCACCGTCGACGCCATAGAACCGCACGTACATGCGAGGCCAGCCGGTGGACAGAATCAGCTTGCAACCGAAACCCACAGCGCACAGGTTGGCCAGCCAAAGCTGCGATTGCGGTGGTTCCGCCCGACCACGACCCAACACGTCGGCATGTTCGACGTCGCCCACTTCGGCTGCCGTGACGCCGTATTCGCGCATCATGGCCTGCGCCTGACGCAGTGCCATCGCGGCCTCGTTGGCGTGGGGTGATGCCGCGCGACGCAGGCATGCCTTGATCTTGCGGATGGCGTCGACGCGCTTCACGACTCCACCTTCTGCAGCTTGCGCTGCCGGCGCTCGATCGCGGTGCGGACGGTCTTCTGCAGGTTCGGCAACTTCAGCGCGCGCACGCATTCTGCGGCAGTGAAATCTTGGACCATGCGGATGCGATCATCGGCGGCCAGAACGATCAACGGTTCGCCGGAGAAATTGGTGAACTTGGACGCGAACGGGTTCACGGCGCCACCTTGCGCACTTCGGCGTGACGCGCCCATACCTGCCAGCGGATCAGCGGCAGCCAGCGCGACGCTGCACGGTTCGGGAAGCCGTACTCGATGCTGTCCTGCACGCGGTCCAGCACTTCGCGCTGGTCGCGGTCCACCACCAGCACATCGCCGGGCTGCGGATCGATGCGGGGGTCGCGGACGTGATGCGAGACGGTTTCCTCGCCGGGCGTGTCGCCGTCCAGCATGAAGGCGGCATCAGCGTGCATGTGTCGCCTCCTTGCGCTCGCTGAAGTTCACCGGCTTGTTCTTGCCGGCGGCATCGATCGCCTCGACAGCGGCCTTGATGCGTGTGCCGGCCACTTCCAGGAACGTCACGGCGTCCTCGGCGTTGCCGCGGCTGTGTTCGGTCCGGGCCTGCCCCAACATGCGCTGGGCGCTTTCGATGCGGTCGATGATCTTGTCGTTGCTCTGGTTCATCGCACTTCCTCCAGTTCCGTCGAATCGGGTTTGATGACGAAATCTTCCTTTTGGCTGATGGACAGGCCCTTGATGCCGTCCACCGCCTCGGGTTCGGCCAGCACCGCTTCCTTGTCCAGCTCGATCTTCACGCGCAGGAAGCGGTCAAGCTTGAGCTTTTTCAGCGTTTCGATCACGGCCTGCGCGCCTCGCATCACCACCGACGGCGGCCGCATGCGCCAGCTCACTTCGCCGGCGGCCAGGCGCGCGGTCTTGGTCTTGCCGCCCTTAGTGAGCTCGTCGCGGTGAGCCTCGCAGTACGTGGCGACGCCGCGGGTGAGTTCCGCGATGCGATCGGCATACGGCTTGGCCTCGGTTTCGAAGGTTGAGCGCCGCTTGGCCAGGTCTTCGTTCATGGCCGCCTGGATGACGTCGCGCGTGCGCTGACAATGGCCGATTTCGGCGATCGCAGCGTTCACGTCTTCCAGTGACTGCGGCACCGCGTCGGCAGCTTCGACTTTCAGGCGGGTGTTGGCTTTCTTGTTCACGCGTCAGTCCTCATGGTGCAGCGGTCCCGGCGGCACCATGCCGCCGTTTTCCGCGAAGTTGTGCCAGCGGTATGCGGTGGCGCGCGAGACGCCCCAGCGAGTGCGGATCTCGACCACGTCGGGCACATAACGCAGCCGCCCGAGCCAAAACGCGATCTGCGCGCACTGGCTGCGGTAGAGGTTGTTGCTGCGGGCGTCAGGCACGTCGCCACCGAGCCGCGTATCGCGCGGGAAGCCCCAACCGGCCGGGAGCGTTACGCCTGTCATGCCGCATCCCGGAAGGCGCGCCAAGCGGCGCCGGCGTGATCGCGTGCCTGTTTCAGCGCGCCGTAGATTGTCGGATTGGCCACAGAGCGCACGTATGCATCCAGCGCTTCATCCGCCTTGGTATAGGCGGATTGCAGCGCTGCGGCGATTGTGTCGCGACCTTCCGGCGAATTCGGGATGGCTGGTGCGGGTGCGCTCTTGCGGAGACGCGGCGCAGAAGCCTGCGTGAGCGCGTTCTGTTGTTCGCCGATCCGCGCCAGTTGCAGGCGTGGCTTGGGCGCAGCGCCGTCGGTGTTCAGTGCGTACACCAACCCGCCGTCTTCATGGCGCGAGGTCAGCACGCCGCGCCCCTTGGCTTCGTAGCAGGTTGCCGCGATGCGTTTCTGCTCTTCGCCAAGCGCGTCGGCGAGCTGCGCAACGGTCATGCCGCCGGAGTCGCGCAACGCGTCGCGGATCTGTTGAATCAGGCTCATGGCTTGTTTCCCTGGTTGAACGGCACTTCGTTGGCCGCGGGCAGCCGCAGCTGGCCGCGAAGGTCCGGCATGGCTACGCGCTTCATCGCGCAGATCTTCTGCAGGCTGCTCATCGCGCGGCCGTAGAGGAATTCGCAGCTCTCATCGAGCTCGGCATCCGTCTCGGCCATGAAGTAACCGTGTTCCGGAGTCGCGCAGATCGCATGGCCCTGCATGCGAAGCGCTTCGACGACGTGCCGCAGATGCCGTTCGCCGGCGCCGGTGGCGAATCCGCAGATCTTCGTGACCAGGTCACGGGCGGTGATGCCACTGGCCGCGCCCAAGTGGTCGCCCAACACGTCCAGCACCAGCGCGGGCGTCAAGTCGCGTTCGAAAAGCATCTGCAGTTGCGGGCTGCCGGGTTTCATGGGTTCACTCCGCTTTGGCTTTCATGGCCTTGATCAGGGCGCTGGCCTGGCCGACGTCCAGTTCATCGAGCACGGCATCCACGCGCTGGCCGATGCGGTAGCCGAACGCGCGCGCATCCCAGATGCCGGCCTCGACGAACGCGCGCTGGTGCAGCGTCGTGATCACATCCGACGGCAGTTCCAGCCGGCGCATCAGGCCGCGCAGGTAATCCTTCTGGGCTGTCGTCAGGCGGTTCACGACTTGCGGCTCCCGACGTAGTGCGGACAGGTTGGGCACGCGCGCGACAGCGCCACGCGCATGGGATTGGTCGCGGCGAACTCGCGGCGCTGGTATTCCAGGCACACGTTGCGAGGGATCTCGCCGATCACGGGGCAATCGACGGTGAGGCCCATCAACGCGCCTTCAACCGCTTGTTGAACGCGGTGTTCGTCGCCCTTGTAGCTGCCCTTCAGCACCTGGCTGACGACGGCAGCCGAATAGCCGATGCGCCGCGCGACGGCGCTCTGCGAGGATTGCTTGCACGCGTCGGCCAATACAACTTTCCAATCGGCCGTCATGGCGTCCTCCGCGGCGCTTCGAGCAGCGCAGCAACCTGCGGCCTGACATTGTCCCGCAACGATTCCAGAAGCTTCATGGCTTCGGCGATCGCGGCTTCCGGCTCACCCTCGCCGATCATCGTCTCCAGACCGCCAATGGCCAGCCAGACGACGATGTTGCCGCGCGACGCGCCTTGCGCGAAAACACGCGGCCGCAACGTCATTTGTGCGTAATGGAGGCCAAGGTCGTCGAGACCATCGGGTTTCAGTTCCTGGACGCTCATCGGATCGAGTACTCCTTGTCTTCGTTCGGGTCGTAGATCGCCGAGCTGTGATTCATCGCCCAAGGCGCCAGCGGCCCGCTATCGCGGATCAGGTGGTAGCGCGCGCATTCGCTCTTGTGGTGGTTTCCGCGCTGTACCGTCAGATAGCCAGCCCGGCGCAATTCGGAGCAGAACGCGCTGACGGACTTGACGCTGGCCAGTTCGGTAACGGCAGCCAGTTCGCCGATGCTGAACGTGCGCAGGATGCGCATCGCACGCCACAGCTTCTCGCGCTTGTCCGCGCCCCGGGCCGCGACCATGCGACGCCGTTGATTGGCGAGCCTCGGCGTCATGCCGACACCGGACGCAGCATCGGACGCACCACCTTGTTGCCTTGTGGCGCCACGCCGACGAAGAAATCGCCGTGGCCCCATTCGTTGACGCCGATCTTGCGCAGGCCGCGGTTTTTGGCGCGCTGCTCGATCTGCGCCAGGCCCACCACCAGCAACCGCACGCTGCCCTGCGCGGCGGCGTGCAGCTTGCCGACCAGGGCATCGTCGACGTCGACCTCCGCGAGCTCGCGCGCCAGCACCCTGGCGTCGAACTCGCTGGCCGCCTGAAAATCCACCCACTGCGCGATGCGGCCGGTGAGCTGCTGCAGCGGCGTCAGCTTGCGGCGGAAGCCGTGCATGCCGATCAGCACCACCGGCACGGTGGCGAGGTCGTGGATGTCGCGAAGGGTTTCGATCAGGCGGCGCTTGTCAGCCAGGTAATCGGCCTCGTCGATGAACAGCGGGCGTCCGGTTTCGGCCAGCTTGCGCACGATGTCTTCGACCGTCGCGACGTTGGTGCTGCGCTTGCCGATGCCGAGTTCCTTGCAGATGGAATCCAGCAGCGACGATGGCGTGGTGGTGGCCAGCGCGCGCACGAACACGCCGTTGACGCGGGTGACCAGCCACGCGACGGCGGTGGTTTTGCCGTAGCCGGTCGGACCTTCCACCAGGCCCATGCCGGGCATGCCGTAGGCGCGGTTCAACAGCGCGTCGGCGGCTTCGGCCAAACGCTGGACGTTGGAAATCGGAATGATCTTGCTGCGCATGTCAGCCTCCCTGTGGCTGGTTGGGCTACTTGTCGAAAAGTCGATCGATGCCGCGCTGGTCGGGCATCAGCGCCCGGTATTCGTCGCCGAGGCCGAACGCGGACGGCCCGAAGTCTTCGAAGATCATCCAGCGGCTGCGGAACTCGCTGGAGTCGGAATAGCGCGCGAGGAATCCGCGCTGAATGTCATCGCGATCGGCTTCGGCCACCAGCAGGATGTCCAGCGCGCGCTTGAAGCTGTCTTCCTCGCGCGGCTGTTCCTGCTGTGCGGCGCGTTCGCTGTCACGCCATTGCTCGAAGTTCGCGCGCGTGACCGATGCAGGCTGCGGCGCGCCATTGAGCGCGGCCGCGGCGTCGCCGGCGTTGCTGGTGCCATCCGTGGCGTGCGGCGTGAATGGCTGCGGCAGCGCGACGACGTTTTCCGCGGCCGCTTCGCGGCGGTCGAGGATTTCGTCCAGCAATTCGTGGGTGCGCGCCTTGCGCGCGATGGCTTTCACCTCGCGTTTGGCCGCCTGCGTTTCGGCGGTCTGGCGCGCCTTGGCTTCGATGGCCAGTTCGTGCCGCGAAATGCCAAGCGCTTCGGGGCATTCGGCGACGCACACGAAAGCGTCGTCGTGAAACACCACCACGCGACCGACGTCTTCGGTGTAGCGCACGTGCACCGGCTCGCCCACCAGCGCTGTGAGCTCCGGCGCGATGAACACCAGGTTGTCGATGCGCAGGCCCTTCTTGCCCACCACGCGCTGACCGTGGCCATTCGGCGCTTCCGCCAGCAGCACGTCGAGCATGCGTTCGTCTTCGACCTGCCGAATGGCGCCGGTGTAGCTGGCCACCTTTTCCTGCACGGTCAATTTGCCCAGCGACTCGCGCGGCTCGGTCTCGTAAATCGACTTCACCCAGCGATCGCAGAACGATTGAAGGCTGCGCGAATCCATCTTGATCTCGACCACGGCGTTCTTCTTGAACAGCCGGTCGGCAAACGCCTGCTTGGCTTCCAGCGCGGCGCGCTCGGACACGTTGTGGCCGATGAAACCGGGCAGCAGCTCGAATAAGTCATGCAGAAAGGTGCGGAAGCCGCGCTCGACGAAGGGTTTCTCCCAAGGGCTGAATGGCGCGGAGCGGTTTTCCTCGATAGCCAGGTCGCGCAGCACGCGCTGGAAGCGATGGCTGACGTAATCCTGGCCGTTGTCGATCTTCACCAGTTCCGGCACGCCCCACTCCAGCAACGCGCGGCGCAGCACCAGGCACAGCGCTTCGGAGCTGGAGGATTTCGATACCAGGAACATGCGCCGGCGGCTCCAGACATCGCACACCTGGACGATGGTGTGGCGGCCGTCGGTCAACATCACATCGGCCGGGGTGGAGTCCATTTCCCAACGCTGGTTCAACCGCACGATGGATTCATCGACCGAGCCGAACGCGACCATGTACTTGTTCTTCCATTCGTCAGGGTTGCGCACGGCGCAGAACACCTGGGCGTTGTCGCGCTTCCAGTTCACCAACCAACGCTGAAGGCTGCGCAGCGCGGGAACTGGCGTTTCCGTGTCCGCAAAACGTGCTTGGATGGCGCGGTGGATGATCTTGGCGCTCACGTGCGGCTTGTCGACCAGCAGGCCCACCGCCAGTTCGTACAACGCTGGCGTCCGATCTATCAGGCTGTCGCCGGAACGGTTGCCGTAATCGCCCGCCAAGGCGGCCGAGCTGTGTTCGCGCATGGCCTTGTCCCAGCGCCGCAGCGAAACCGCCGAAACTTGATCGCCGATGACGCGCCGCGCCACGTCGGTCACCTCGATCCGGCCGTCGTTGTAATCGGCGGCGAACTGTTCCGCAGCGGTGTACAGCCCGATCTGCCGCGTTTGCGCATAGCTGCGCAACGCACCCACCATGTCGTTGCGCGCGTCGGCACGTTCCTTCTTCTTGCCAGTGAAGCCGGCGTAGCGCGCCATGCCGCGCTGCACTTCGCGCCAGCGTGCCTGCTCGACCACGGCTTCGGCCACCTGGATGCGCGCGATCTCGGGATTGCGCGCGATGCGCGAGGCGGCGGCGATGCCGGCGCGGCGGCCCAGTTCGGTTTGGGTTTCTTTTGGCAGCGCGGATTCCGGCACCTCGCTGCCGCCACCGCGTCCGGCGCGTTTGCGGGTTGGCCAGCTTTCGCGCTTGGCGCGCAAAGCAACACCTTGAGTGGTTGCTGGCATTCCGGGAAGACCGGCCAGCTCGGCGAAGCTGTACCAGCGTTCCGTCGCCATCTGCGCGCCGTCAGCCATGCCGCGCCTCTGATGTAGAACGATCCGCCGACGCCGGCGCCGTGGCACAGGGGGGAGCCCCGGCGCCGGCGCGGCAGATCGAAAGGGATGCTGCGGTTGCTCCGATGGTATCGGCCATCGCGTCTTCGCCGGCCAGCGCGCGCTTCAGCGCTGCGCCATAGCGCCGGAACCGTGCCGCCTGCACAGTGTCATCAGCCATCGTCGCGGCGCGCGCCCGTGCCGCCATCGCATCAGCAGTGACATCCAGCGCCAGCCAGCGCGCCAGCCAGTGTTCTGTGCCGCCGTAGGCCTGCTCGCAGTACACGTTGCGCGCGTACTGGCCGGCGCGCGACGCGGGTTCGCCGACGATCAGGTCGACCTCGATGCGCACGTCTTCGGCGCGATGCTCCGTCCGGACGTTCATGGCGCCCTCTTCAAACGGCGTTTGATGGTGCTGGCCTGCGCATGCAGGGCATCGCGCTGGCGCTCGATGCGGCCGAGTTCCGCCGCCAGCGCATCGGCGCCGACGTACAACCGTCCGCCGCGCACGGTGCACAACCAGCTGGTCAACAAATGGGAGTCGCAGGCCGCTTCGAGGGCGGGAATCAGCCACAGCGGCGGGTTGAATTCCTCGCGGCTTTCGGCGGTGTACGCATCCAGCATGTACTTGCTGATGTCCTTGCCGGCGTAACGGCTGGCCCGCGCGGCGATCTCGTACCGATCCAGCCCGCTGGCCACGAACATTTCGCCCAGCAGGTGCGCGATGGTCGCGCGGTGATCCATGCTGGCCGGCAGCGCCGCTGGCGCCACAGGCACTTCAAACAGATCCGGGGTGAGGGAGTCGCGGCGGCTCACGCGCACACCTCGGACCCAGGAATGGTTGCGCGGTCACGCCGGCAGGAGAGGCCGATGCGAGGCTGGGGGGCCGACGCCCGCGCTGCCGGGGTTTTTGAGTGGCTACTCGCGGCACTGCCCGGCTGATCCGCGCCCTGGCGCCGGGCCGGCGAAAACGCAATCGCAATAGGCGTCCGATCGACGAACGTCAGCGGCTGGAACCGTTGGTGGCGCTGCGACCATTCGGGCGCGCCGAAAGCGTGGTGCTCGCGGGAACGCAGGCTCATGCCGGCAATCCCCAGAAGAATTGAATGGCGAGGATGCCGCCGGTGGCCAACGTGCCCACCAGCAAGACCAGGTTGTCCTGACGATCCTGGTCAATGGCCTGGCTTTTCAGCTGGTGCCATGCGTGCTCGATCCCCCTGTAGATAGCGGCCATGTTCAGGCCACCTTGCGCGACTGCATATTGCTGTCCGCGTCGGCGGCGCTAGACTCGTCTGCAGGCAACTTCAGGCCGAGCGCCACGGCGATTTCGTGCGAGCGTCCGCGGTAGCCTTTTTCACAACCGGTCAGCACCCGTGACACGGCCTTGTGGTCCCAGCCGTGTTCCAGCGCCCACTCCTTAAAGGATTGGCCGCGAGCGCGAAATTGCGCGCGTACCTGGTCGGGGGTCAGCGGTTGCTTTTTGCGGGTCATGGTGTTGTGCGATCCCTTGGAAAGTAGCGAATGTCTATTGCATCGACAGATGCGGACTATACGCCCTTTAGAACGCGCGTCAACACTTTTTAGCGCGAATTGCGCTCTTTCAAGTTCACAATCGCGCTTCATGGTGCGCACAACAGCTGTAACTGTCAATAAATCAAACAATTAGGCCAAACTTGAACGCGCACGATTCCAACGACGAAACCGTTCAACTGTCGGAATCCGAACTTGAAACGTTCGCGCCGCGGCTTCGACAAGCCATAGGCGACCGCAGCTTGCGCTCTTTTGCGCGCACCGCCGGCGTATCGGAAACGGTGTTGCGGAAGTACATCGCGGGAGAGTCAGAGCCGACGCGCCCCGCGTTGATCGCGATGGCACGCGCGGCGCGTGTGCGCCTGGAGTGGCTGGCTATCGGCGAAGGCCCGATGCTGGCCGGCGAGCAGCGTGCGGTCTCTGCAGGGCCGGAACCGGCGCCGCACAAAGATTTCGAGCCCGACCCGCGCGCCATCGAAGAACGCGAGCAGCGGTTCCTGGCGGCCGCCGTCCGTATCGTGGATGACCGACTTCACAGTTTCGAATTACGCAGCTACACGAAGCCCGAAGAATTCGCTGAACTGGTCCGGATCGTGCTTGCAGATTTGAAGCGCGGATCGGCCGAGGATGCGGCGGCGGCGGCTCTCGATCGCGTTCTCAATATCGCCCGCACGCCGCATCAGCCTTGAGGGAGGGCACGATGGACGGTGGGGTAGAAGCGCGCACGTCTGCGCGGTTGGATGAGGTGCTGCGCCGGATTCAGGAACGGAAGGATGCGGAGGCCGCAAACGACGGCGGGGAGAGACGTTCGGCGCCGCCGCTGACGGTGCACGCGGGCCGCGATGTCGTTTTTGGAGCTTGTGCTGAGCCAGCGAACGATGGCTCAATGCGACGCGCTGACCGTGAGCATCATTCGCTGGAACTTCACTACGCGCTGCTCGGCCTGGTCAGCTTTGCCGTGCTATTGCTGATCGTCATCGTCGTTCTGCTTGCTCGACGCGACTTGCGACCGATCAAACCAAGTGGCGCGGCGGACTTGTCGGCCGTCACTGCACTCAATCCATGTGACGCAACGTTCTTCCTTTTTTTTCTCCGTCGAATCGCCCTGGAAGCACGTTTCAATGCGGCTTTCAGCCCACTTCATCCCGCTTTGTTCCGCCGTGTCCCGCAAAGATCAAACCATCTGTCGCGTCACACGATCGTCCATGACCGCTGCGTCCACGGAGGAAGGGACCGCTGAAACCACGCGTAAACATGAAGGACCCGAACGGCCTTCCATGGCCTGACTTTCCAT